GTAGTCGGGTACTCTTCTTTTGGCAGCTACACCGGCAATGGAAGCGCAGATGGGCCTTTTGTGTATACAGGGTTTAGACCGAGGTGGATTATGATCAAGAATACAAGTGTAGGTGCAACTTATTGGTGGATGTACGATACTGCTAGGGATACATACAACGCATCAGGTTTGTATTTATTTGCTAACGTTGCGGATGCAGAGCAGGATTATAGATCAGTTTATCCAATTGATATTCTTTCAAATGGATTTAAAGTAAGGAATACTTTAGTTGCGGCGAGCAGCAACGTATTTATATACATGGCCTTCGCAGAATCACCATTTAACTACAGCAGGGCACGGTAGCCCACTAGAGGACACGTCTTCTAACCCGTGAAAATCGACGGGTTTACAACCATTTTCGTGACGCCACAGATATGGTAGGGTAGCGAGTGTTCACCAAGTTAGACAGTACCTGGCGTAGTGTTCAACTTACTAAACATAATGTTTTTGCAATCAAGATGAACCAATCACTTGTGGCATTTACCGTCATAACCTGCGTGGCGATAATTTGCTTTACGTACATTGCTACCAGGCGTTATTAGTCCCGCACACTAATCACATGACTGACCTCTCCCCCGCTGCGCAGGCAGCGCTGGTTGCTTACTACTGCGACGCTCCATTGCCTGGGTCCAAGCGACTCGCCGCCGCCATTCGTGCTCTTGCCCACAACGTCCATAGCGACGAAATTGTGACCTGTGGCGGGAGTTCTTATGCCTTGGTTATCGAACGAGATGACATCCTCGCCATCGCCACTGAACTGGAGGCATTGCCCAATGACTGACTTCCGCGCTCTGTGCGCTGAGCTACTGGAATGGGCTGAGCAGACCAGCGCCCACTACGTTGTGCATCCTGATGTGATCCTCCGCGCCCGCGCCGCCCTGGCTGGCCGGGCTGGTCAAGCACGTCGCTGAAAAGGTTGAAGGCGTCACTGTCGAAACCAAAGAAGGCGGCAGCATCAAAATGAGCGGTAACGTCAAGATCCAGATGTCGGATGGCGCCATCAAGTTTGGCTAACTCATTTCTGGGGTGCTATCACCCCCAACTTGAGTAGTCAACGCCACTAGACCGGTCAACTTCTAAGTTATTGCAAACTTGAAGTTAGTTCATCTCAAAAGTGTATAATGTTTTTAGAGCTTTTAATTTTGTTAGATGCTAACCCGAGATATTTACTCAGAACCTAGAGATTTTATGGAGGATTACCTTTCTCAGTTAACCCCCCGTATGGTTCGTAATGTGTACACAATGAACGAACAACCACTCCACATATTAACTCGTCCCGATATACAAAACATGTGGGATGACTATAACAATGTTCGAACCCACGATACTAAAACGCTCTTAGACGTTTTTGGTCCGCTGCTTAAGAGGTAACATTTAATTTCCTTGCTCCCTTGAACAGCAAACCATGACTGACCCTACTCCAGTAGCAACTATTCTTACAACTACTGATAAGGTGTACCCAGTTCAAATGGGAGCACCTAGGAATAATGCTTAAAAGACTCTGTAGTTACTGCAATAAAGAAAAACCACTAAACAAAAAACATTTTCAACTAGTTAAGACGTTTAAACAAGGATATTCTTTTTGTTGTTTAATTTGTAACGAACAGAGTAAAAAACCAAGAAAGAAAGATCAAAAATTTCTTAATGAAAAATTAGAGGTGAAGATACAGCACCGTGATCTTAAAGAGTTAGTTAAAATTCTTGGATATTATAAAGGAATGATTGAGTCTTCTGAAGAGCATGAGATACCTACAAGCAATATAGATCGCATACTTACTAAAATAAAACACGAATTAAATAAACACACTTGATCATAATAATTATCTTGCAGGTAACTCCCCGTGGATTTTAAAGGAGAACCCAGTAACCAAGAACACTAAGTAGTTAAAACCACTACGGGCTATTTATCGAGTTTAAAATAGATATACTCGGGATGTACGGGAAAGTATTTTAAAGTTGCAGGACAAAGCCAACCAGTCAAATTTTCGTTTACATACTTTTCTTCTTTGTTAGCCGTGGAAAACAAGGTATACCAAACCCCGCCATCTTCAAATTTTTTATAATGAAGATAGCCTTGATGTTTAGGAAAGGGTTTAGCTGAAAATAAAATTTTAGGTTGATCTGAGACAATATCATTATCTTTTAAAACTTTGTCAATAATTTCAGGGATGCCTAGTACAAAAGGTTCGTGTGTCAGTTTACGAGCTTCGTCTGTAAAAGCCCAGGTCCCTGCAAATCTATAAAGTTGAAGGGTGAGCATGGAGTTGTTCATGTGATTAAAAAGTAATGCAGAAGCACAGTAGAGCTAGCAGGGTCAAAAAAGTAAGTGCGGTTAACCGACCGGCAATTACTGCTAGTATTTAGTTAGAGTAACGATATTCGTGTCTCCCCTACCTATAAGACCTGTAACTTTTGAGGATTTGCAAAGGGTTCAAGGTAAAGTTGAACAGGAAAGGCAAAGTCCAAACAGATATGATCAGACTAGAGCAAGAAGATATATTTTTAATGAAGCGCTTAATGCAGGCGATTTAGATCGAGCTCTTTACGAAAATCAACAATTGTATCCTCTTGAGGACGATTTTGATTTCTACGAAGGTTCTGACGAACTTAGAAGTAATGCCGACATAGAGGATTTTCGTGACGCGATTCCGTTTCGAGGTCAAGATATAGATCCAGATTTTAATGAATTTGAGCTCGCAAATATTGCCGCAGCACAACAACAGCAAGCTCTTGATTTTTTAAATAGCCGCATAGTATCACCTGAAACTACTCAAAGTATATATGAAGGGTTCTCCCGTGCTTCTGCCGATGAACGCAATGCGATCAGAACGGCTCTTGAAAGAGGTGCTGCTATTTCAGACATTTACGAGAATTTTGAAGAAGGGGAAAGAGGACAAATCCTTGATGAGGTAAACCGAATCGGACGTGGGCAACCTAGTGCCCCTTCGATTGCAAATTTATATGAACCTGTAAATCAAATAAGCCGTGAGCTAAGAGACGAAGTTGACTTCATTGAGCAGCAGCAAAGGGACTTCCAAAGAAGGAGTCGTGATGTAGCTAGTTCGGCTGCTGCATTGAAAGTACCTTTTTCTCCGGGAATTGAACAACAAAGATTAAATTTTGTTGATGAAATCGACCCCCGAGAAAATTTGGTGACAGAGGCAGCAAGACTAATAGATCGCCCACCAGCTTCGTTTGAGGATTATGTAGCGAATAATAATAGATTAGTTACTTTGGGTCGGGACCTAAACGCAATAGTACGAAACGCCAATTCTAGACGTCGCGAGCAACGAGTCAATCAAGTACTTCCCGAAATTAGAGAGTCTCCTCGTGGCGGCGAGATTGTCGACGCAATCACGGGTGCGGTTGAGGGAGATCGACAATCAACAATGTTTGATACAGGTATTTCCACACCGCCGGATGTTGATCAACCAAATTTTACTGCAGGACCTGCTAGGTTAAACTTTCTGCGGCAATGGAGAACACCTGATGATGCCGAACGAATGCGAAGATCATTGGAGTATTCTCCACAAGAAATGCGTAATAAACTTTTCGCCTTAGAAGAACGTTCTCGCAGAACAGGACAGTTGGTTATACCTGAGTTAAGAGAAGATGTGATGCGGAGCTTCGATGAAGAAGCAATCAATCGATTCGCGGGAGCGTTAAAACAATATCCTGAGATGATTCCGTTATTGTCTAGGGCACCTAAAGGAGAAGCCCCGGTGGGAGGTAAAGAAGAAGTTTCAAAGTATGCAAAGTATATAGATTCAGTTCAACAAGTATCTGATCCAAAAGATCGTGCTGCTATTTATAACAGCTTGATGACAGAAGGTGGGATACCTCAGTACGAGCTAGCTGGAATAGAGTTTGATTACACTAGCGGAAGTACGGAGCGGCAGCAGAGAGCTATTGAACGTTTAAGTCAGTTAAATCCTGAAGCTGCTGAAAAATTAAGCGAGGTTTCATCACAAGCTGCATCCACTGTCAGACCTTTGATTGGAGGAGGTAAATATGTGGGGCGGGATGATCCAGAAGCAAGAAAATTAATGAGTCGGATTGACGACCGCGCTCGCGTTTTTAAAGAAGCCGTTGCCGATTTATCGCCTCAAGCTAGGACCAGGCTTTTCGATAAGTATACCCAAAGTGTAGATAACCCTACGGAACTATATGTGAGATACAATCCAGATACGGATGAAGTCACTCCAGCAAAAATAAATGATATTGGTGAAATATATGGACTAAGTATGACTAATTCTCCACCCATGTTACCTTCACTAGCTGATTCTAGTACGCTTTTTAGAGATAGAGATATTTCGGAGAATGCTTTAAAGTTTCTTGCAAAAAATCCTATCCTAGGAACCTCTACAATAAGTTTTCAAACGCTTTCTCCTGACGAAAATAGATTTACTTACGATGCCAAAGATTTACCACCAGCTGTTTCTAGAGCATTCACAGAATTTGTTTCTAAAAATGCGTTGGCTGGAATGCCCCCCGGAACTTTGGTAGTGAATAAGCCATTACAGGAGTTTGATTTGGAGGAGGCCGCCGAGAGAAAAGGAGATGCCAGTTCGACTTTCCGTAAACAACAAGAGGTTATTGGAACTCCAGCAAATAAAAGAGGAGTGGCTTATCAGCGTGGCGGTTTTGGACCAATGCAAGGTACTGAGCAAGCCCAATATGCATATATAAATAAAGAAGGAAAAGTAATTCCATTACAGCTGAAACCTGCTGAGACACCAATTCGAGGACAATTGAGCTTTAGCGGGGGTCAAGCAAAAGTCAACCAAAGTAGTTTACCGAGTAACAAGACTTACTATGCAGTTGATCCAGTAATGGGCGCTGCTGCGGGAGCACTTGAGATGGGCCGCGCAATTAAAAGAACACCAGCTTCTCTATTGCCAGGAGCTGCAGATTTAATCCCCAGTCCAGAAGCTATTCAGACAGGATATAAGCAGGGACCTGCTGCGATGGGTAAACAGATGGGTCGTGAATTTGTTCAGAGTTTACCGACAGGCGCAGTTTTTGCCTCAGCTCTAGCTACTCCTGTTTTAGCTCCGCTTGCACCTGGCGTGGGGTTAGGTTTCGTTGGATCAGCTGCGGTTAATGCTGCAAATGAAGTTGTCCGACAAGAAACAGGAGAAGGTATAGTACCTAAAGTACGCCAATTTATAGGAACAGCACCTAGAACTAACGTTGCGGGTAAACCACGCATGGCTGAGGCACCCTTAACAGCTGAAATAAAACCCTTATCAGCTCAAGGTAAAACCGAAATGACTCGCAGACAAAACCGTAATGAACTCGAAAAAAGGCTAGATCTAGTTAAAGAAAGATTTAACCCACGTAAAGGTGAATTTGGCTTATCAGAACTGTTATTTGGACGTTAATTATGCCTAATTGGCTTTGGCGAGCGATACTTGCGATGCGTGGCTTTATGGAGGACCAATCTCTGATCACGCAGAGTTACAATAATTTTTAACTTTTGCCAATAAAATCCCAATGAAAGTCAAAATGCGTGTAGTGCTTGAAGATGCAATAGAGAGAGGCATTCGAGCGGGATATCGTCGAGCTCATAAACACACCGAAAATCCATGCGAGGACTCAATCCATGTGGCAATTGAAGATGCTATTTGGCTCGAATTAGATAATATCTTTTGTTTTGAAGATGAATATAAAGAGTAGTTGAATCCACTAATCAGTTATTATGTCTTTGTAAAATGAACTTTAATTTTGGTAAAAAAACAAAAAATATTTACACATACGCTTTTATAGGCGTTTTATTTACCACGATTGTAACGTTGGTGTCACAGTGTACGGGTATACCCGAAGATAAAATTTATGATGCCGTTGATGAAATCCAAAGAAATATTCCCAGCAAACCTTTAAACGACTTCATAATCAACGATCCTGTTCTTTTAAATAGAAGAATAGTTCGTGACGTTGATGAAGCTATTAGGCAATACGAAGAGTCCACACAGGACAAAGAAGTTAGATTAAGCCCTTCTTTTTCTTCCGAAAAACCACCAGATGAAAGTAGTGCTCAAGAGCTACTAGGTGGTGAACTTAGAATGTGCGGTTCTTGGGTTTCTGACTGCCCTGAATTTGATTATAATTAAAGTACGTAAAAAAATACGTTATCGTGTTTGTTTTAAACGGCCACCCTTTACCTCTAGATGTTCCTTTTGAAGCAGGGAATACTCTTTACCCTGCAAATTGGTTGCGTTTAGCTTCCCCTGAGGAAAGAACAGCAATAGGTATAACTGAGGTTCCTGATCCTCCTAGTCCTTATTACGATCAACGTTTTTATTGGGGTTATACCGCCAGCGGAACTTTAATTCCAAAAGATCACGGTGTCTTAGTTTCAGGTTGGGTAGATCAAACAAGAACGACCGCAAATACTCTTTTAAGCCCTTCCGATTGGGCCGTGGTTCGTATGGTTGATAACGGGACACCTGTTCCAAGCGGGGTTCAATCGTGGCGTCAAACTGTACGTACATGTTGTAACGAAAAAGTAGTTTATATAACCACAACTACAACTACTGACGAACTAGCGACTTACATCACCGGTTCTGGTTATCCTGTTTGGCCTCCTCAAGAACAACCTGTAATTGTGAGTGAGATCTCTACAGGTAGCACTTCTGATTCCGGGCTTACCGGAGTAAGCACAGATGCCATATTTACTGGTGTAAGCAGCACAGGTGGAATCAGTAGTTCAGTTTTATTTGGCAGCAGTGGCGAAGACACAATAATTCTATAAAAGGGGCATTTCGTATTCTTTAGTGACGTTTACATAATGTTGCCAGATAATTTCGGAGCTGTTACCTGCCCAATTTGCAACTTGAGCCACCGGGATTTGTGCCTCTAACCAACGACTAATTGCCGTGTGTCTCAGATCATAAGGTCTGTATCTGTTTTCAATTGCACCTGTTGAATGTAATTCACACATCCTGTCATAAAAGTAACTTTGAAAAGCAAGTCTATTCCAAGGAAATATATAATCTTCAACTTTTTTAGTTTGTTGTATGATCTCTTGAGCCCTTGAGTTCAGGGGAACCCAACGCTTACGGTTTGTTTTTGTGGAATCTTTGTGCCCGTGGGTTAAAGTGTAGTTGCAATGTACTAGTATTTTATTTTCTTTTATATCATCCCACTTTAAGGCTCGGACTTCACCTGTACGCATTGCTGTTTGAAGCATAAATTCTGCATAGTGAGCCCAATTAGCCCCATTTCTTGTAAAACGTGAAGCTAAAGCACTTAAAACTATTGAAGTTTCTTTTTGAGGGATAACGATAACATCGATATCTTCTTGAGGAGGTTTTGGCATTTTAAAAGTTGTTATAGGATTTTTTGTTAATAAAGCAATGTCTTCGCTAGCGGCCCACTTGTAGAGACTTTTTACGTACATAGCGACTCTGCGACTTGATTTAATCGGTTTTTGTCCTAGTACCCAAGTCATAACTTGACGACCTTCTTCTAAATTTGTGATTGGACATCGGTTTATCCACTTTTCTACCTGCTTATAATCTGCGGTTAAACTTGTAGGACAAAGAGTGACAGCTCGTTCGGTTTTGAACTGGACCCAGGCAAGTTGAAGTGTTGTGGACATTAATGTTAATAAATCAGGTTTATTCTAACGCACAGAACGCGCAGCCGCTACCTTGTGTCTTATTTATTTACATTTTTAAATTTTGTGTTTTTGTTTGGAGTAAAATATACTTAGACGCTTCTTGTGCGTGAGCGCCTCCGAAGAGAATGAGCTTGTTTTTAATCTCAGTTGTCTTCAGCGGAGAAACGCCCGTAAAAAGTTTAGAAAAGACATAATTGAAGCCTGGGGCAATAAGTGTGCATATTGCGGAGATACAAGAGCGCATACTTTAGATCATATTATTCCTAGAGCCAAAGGAGGTTCTACGAAAAGAGGTAATCTGTTAGCCGCTTGCCCTACCTGCAATCTGGCAAAGTCCGATATTGACTGGCTGCTGTGGTATAGGTCTCAAACTTTTTGGAATCAAGAAAGAGAAGATATTATTTGGGAATGGCTTAGTTATAACCACGAACAAAGTATTGCGGCTCGTGAGTATGAGGAAATATGCAAACTTCCTCTATGCCTTCCCCCGACAGAAACGGAAGAAGTCGTTAAAAAAACAAAGAGTAAAAAAGCTTCTACTTCTTAACTAGTTTTGTAACTACACCAGCCAATATTTCGATAACACGGTAAACGCGGGTCAATAACTCGTCGTCTTTTGGTGTTTTTGTCAAGTTTACAATTACAAGGGCTGCAGCGTGGATAGCAGCGATTGCGGTTAAAATTTGCGACCAGTTAGCTGTGAGGTAAACGAGCATGATTCTATTAATTTCTGCCCTTATAATAGCATGTAGTTAACGAGAGAGGATCAAAGTATCTATTTTGTCGTTAATTGAACGTAACCATGTTCTTATTTCGTGGAGATCGTTATTTAAATCTTTCTTTAAAACGTAGTCTATCGGTAGTTTTTCTATTTTTTCTTCCACAGACTCTAATCTTTTTTTTATATTTTCAAATCTTTTATCCGTAACTCGCTGCCTCTGTTCATGCAACCAGGTGAAAAAAGCCAGTAATCCCGCAAGAGAGGCAACAAGTGCTTCCATTATTGTCTCCAAACCAACGAATATATTCTAACTCAGCCCTTTAAATTTTTTTAGGCTAAACTATAGTTATTGGGTATCTTGTCAAATGTCTGAACTGTCTAAAAACCTAGAGCTGGATGTTGTTCTCGCTAGTGGGACTTCGACAAGTGGAGCCCAACGCACCACGTCTAGCCACTTTGACCAACGTCGACAAGTAAACGGCAGCGGCGTGGTAGTCGACACAACAAACTCTAAAAAATATACAGCGGAGGGATACTTTGCTCTTTCGGACTATTACCCTTTAACGATTAATGGTACTGGTATTCTGCAAGTTAATATCAGGGATCAAAACGGAGTCCGCGACGTTGTAATTTTGAACGGTTCAGGAACCGAAATTATGTCTGCAAAACCTTCTAAATTAAGCGCCCGTGCTAACTCTGTAACTCAAAAAAGAATTAGTGCTTCTGGGACTCATTATATGTACATTGAGCTTAACGGGCGCAGTGGTTGTGAGTATCGTATAGGTGTTGATATTTACAACCAGTAATGAAAATCTCTGCAGCTGGTATTGAACTCCTTAAACAGTTCGAAGGCTGCAGACTTACTGCGTATCAGGATTCTGTGGGCGTCTGGACTATTGGGTTCGGTACCACCGCCGGGGTTAAAGAAGGTCAGACCATATCGCAAGTTAAAGCGGAAGAATATTTACGTTCTGACCTCGCTATTTTTGAAAAAGCTGTCACAGAATCTCTAAAAGTACCTGTAAATCAGAACCAATTTGATGCCCTTGTAAGTTTTACTTATAACGTCGGAGTTTCAGCTTTTAGATCATCTACTCTTTTAAACTTAATTAACGAAAAAACAGATAAAAAGGTTGTTGCCGCTGAGTTTTCTAAGTGGGTTAAAGCGGGAAATCAAACACTACCTGGGTTGGTCAGCAGGCGAAAAGCTGAGAGTGAGCTATTCTTAAAAGGCGCAAAGAATGATGTTTTGGCTCATACAATCCTCGCCCAACGTGACACGTGGTTAAAGCGTAAACCAGGTCAGACTTCTGATCTGACGCCTGAGCAGAAGTTGTTTGTGCCTAAAGGAAGTGCTCATGCTTGGACCAACATTTCAATTGTTCCTGGTGAAGTAGATTACAAAATTACATTAGAAGCGCAACCTAATCAAGTCTGGTGGTTTTATCCAACCCATTGGAAAATTATAAATGATCCTAAAGTAACTTCTGTCGATCCTCAATTTAAACACCCTAAAAAACTTGTCTTAGACGTACCTTATTATTCCCAAAGAGATAATAAAAAAGATCCTTTACGTTCTTGCTTTTCAAGTGCATGTGCAATGCTTCTTAAATATGTGAAACCAAATAGCATAACGAGCGACGATGAGTATATGGTTACTGTTTATAAGTATGGGGATACTACAGAACCTTCCGCTCAAGTGACTGCTTTAGAGCAGCATGGATTGGACGTAAAGTTCAGACAAGATGGTGGCTGGAGTGATATTGATTCACAATTAGCTAAAGGATTTCCTATTCCTATCGGGGTTCTTCATCATGGCCCTGTAACTAAACCAAGTGGTGGAGGACATTGGCTTACTATTATTGGACGAAACGAAGATAACACGGCATATGTAGTCAATGACCCCTATGGGGAAATGGATCTCATCAATGGCGGATATCAAAACTCTAACGGATCCCATCTGCTGTACTCTAAAAAAAATCTAGGACCTCGTTGGCTCGTGGAAGGTCCAGGGACTGGCTGGTATATCGAAGCCATTAAGTAATTTTTAACAATTTACTTTGTTTTACTGAGGTGTGTCGGACTAGGATCAAGGCTACCTAGGTCTTCTTCATGGACTCAGCTCAAACAGTCAGCACATTAAATTATTTAGAGGAACAAGACAAGGCTACTTTTATGGAGTTTTTATATCAAGAATATAAACCTAAAAACCATTGCTTTACTGGTTTATGGGAACAATTTAAATCAGATTCTGCTCTTATGGTAAGGGAACAAATTTTAATTGAATTAGAAAAAGAATCTTTGTAGAGTTTTTGTTTTTTAGTTTTATGAAGATAAAAATTGCAAAAAATCAACCCCAATGGGTTTGTTGGTCTTGTGGTGAACAGTACGGACTTTATTACCAGTTAGAACTAAAAGAAGTCTTGAGTCGCGAACAAAAAAGGTGTTCGACTTATCACGAAGGTGTTTGCGGCGTGTGTTTAGAAACAAAAACAGTTACAGAACCACGTGATTATGGTTACTTGCTTCCAGGATGGGAGTTGACTTCCTTAGTATCCCAGATTGCCAATTATTAATTACAAACTTGTTCCTTGTGTAAACTTAAAGTAATAACTTAATTTTCATGGCTGATCGAGAGAGAGATTACGACAAAGAATACAAACAATATCACGGGACCGAGGAGCAAAGAAAACGTCGAGCGGCCCGCAACAAAGCCAGGCGTCATTTAGAGAAGGAAGGGCGCGTACGTAAACACGACGGAAAAGATGTGGATCATAAAAATGGCAACCCTCTGGATAATAGCCCTGCTAACATTAGAGTAATGTCCCGTAGCGCCAACAGATCTAAACACTAATGGCTATTCTTCCTCGTCCCGGCGAAAATAAAATGCCTGCGGAACTAAAGCCGTTAGGTGGGTTGGCGGCTCTGCCTCCCGGTTTGATGACGGCCAACACTCCTTTGGAGATCGGGATCCGTCGTGGTGTCCAGATGGACGACTCTAGTCGGATAGCAGCACAAATCCAGCACAACCGTGGCGTCTACACAAGACCACCCGTTGGTCCTGTTGAGTACAGTGAAGGAAACATTAAGAAAAGCACCGAGTTAACTGGGGTTGCTGGGTACAACCAGAAAGAGATTCCGTTTCGAGACAGTGCTGATGATATGAGTCAGATGCAGTACATGGCTTCTATTGCTCAAAATACTCCGGAACAACGAGCATTACTCCAGCAAGAAATGCTAAACCCGAACCAGTACTTTTTAAATACGCAAGAAATTAGTGATAATAAGATAGTAACCAGCCACAATACGCCAACAAACTTAATGATTTTGGCTAAAGTTAAAGCAATGAAGCAGATGGGTAAGTAATGGATAACGATTTTCCAGTCCGTATGGCGGGTTCAAGGTTGGGTCTTGCTCCCATGAGGGTCGCAGGTATCACGCCGTCCGAACTTACAAAGCGGCTTAGATACCAAGAAGCATTCCCTCGTACTTGAAAAATCTCCACGTGGCTTTAATGTAGACAAAGTTGTCTAGCCTCTTGTGCATAAAGTCCAACTTGATTGGGTAACACCTGATGCTGAGCGAGTTATAGCTCGTCATGCCAGAGTTAGTGCAAAAAACCCTGATAAAGCTGAATTTACAAAACTTTTAAAGTATTGTATTCGGCATAGCCATTGGAGTATTTTTGAGCAAGCATCGGCAAGCTTTGAGATTATAACTTCAAGAGCTATATCAGCTCAGATTATTAGGCATAAATCTTTTAATTTTCAAGAGCTAAGTCAAAGGTATTGTGATCCGTTGGATCTTTTAGAAGAATCAGAGTCGATTTGTTGGGATTTTGATTTACGGAAACAAGATCCAACAAATAGACAAAACTCTACTGAAAATATGGATATTGAGACGGTTGCAAAGTTTAAACAACGTATATACGATCATTTTTATGAAAGTAAAAAATTATATAAAGATATGATTAATGAAGGTGTAGCTAAAGAGTGTGCTAGAAACGTATTAATGATGTGCTCTCCTACAAAAATATACATTACTGGGACTATTAGATCTTTTATACATTACGTTGGGCTTCGAGCGTCTGTCGAAACTCAAAAAGAACACCGAAAAATTGCCTCGGGTATTGGACTTAGTTTATCTACAATACTTCCTATTACGACAGAAGCAGTAATGTCAGCCGCTAATGACGACCATAGTTTGCGTGGTTGGTTAAATATTAACTATAGATAAAGCGAAGGCGGGCTTTATTAGGCCCGCCATTAAGTCGCTCTGCGTTCGCATTCTTTAATTATAGTAAACTATTCCACAAGTCACCACCAGGCTTAGCAACTTCATTATTTTTTAAGGATTGTTGATCTGGTCCTAAGGGTTGTAACGGAACTCGCATTGCGGCTTGTTGAGCAGCAATCATGGCAGTTTGTTGTTGTAGAGCACTAATTTGTTGAAGTAACTGCTCTTGTTGAGCAAATGCCCAATTTTTAGCGTTATTTGTTAATTCAGTGAGTACGTGAGCAGGGTGAGGAAAAGAATAGACTATTCCTTGTTCTGTTTTAATTAGCTGCCCTTTTTGTTCCTCAAGTAACCTACCGAGAAACTCATTAATCCGATCTATATCTACGTTCGAATTAATCGCAAGCTGCTCTGCCGATACGATTCCTTTGTTGGTGTCGTATAAACGACTAAAGTTTGACGCTACGTTCGTGGCCTCTGTAATTTTAATCTCCTCTTGTCTTTTCTTTTCCGATAAAACGGAAGCTCCAAATAGAACACCGCCGGAGGCAGCCAATATAGGTGCAAACGCCGTGGGTTGGAACCAAGCTGCTCCAATACTTGCTGCTGCACCTATGCCGGTAAGAACGCCAAAAAAAGAACTAGGTTGTTTTAGTGTCATGAGTTTCAAAAGCAATTTTCCAAAGGTCATATGTTGGGTTTGATGCCCATTCGATCGGCGACGGGAGACGAGTGTCTCCGTATGACGCACGATCTGTAGTGACATCATACGGCTTCAATTGTAAACCAGTAACGACTGCTTTGCCTCCAATTAATCGAGGATCTACCTTCTCAATCTTTAGGACATTCTGTGCTGTTTCTTTTAAGCGATCTACAAATCTTTGTTTAGCGGCATGTTTGTATCCATTTGATTTACAGAAGTTAACGTAGCTTGCGTACAGCTCAACATATGCGTTTTTAACATACAAACCACGTTCGCTTTCATCTGTAGAAGGTCGGAAAGCACCTCCTCCGATACTTGTAGTCGAATTAGGCGCATACAAACAACAGTCCGAAAGCCACGCGCAAATTGGATTATTAAATACCAGAGCTTCGATATCCGTAGCATTCAGCGTGGGGCAATGCTTAACCGGATTGCTCAGCACATCGCGCATTTGATCTCGCGTCATTGATAAAGCCCAGCTCACAATCCCCGATAATTCTGGAGCTAGTTCACCTTCTATGCGATCTTCATACACATTTATAAGATTCTTACGTTGAGAAGGAGGGACAACTTTATCCATGACAATCGTCAAACGACGACGCTCCAATCCGCTACTAATATCGGAGGACGATATATGTTCGTTAGAAGCAATACAAACCAACAACTCCGGTTTAAAGTTAATCGTCTGTGTCCCATACTTTCGCTCCGCCCGCAAAGTGTCAGAGGAGGAAGTAAGTTTTTTTAACGTGTCTAAACGTTTTGAGAAAGAAGCCTCGTCTGTCAAAAGCAGTAACCGCTTGCCGATGAGGTTGTGCGTCTCGAACCGATTGGTTTCAATTGTTTCTAAATCGCTCGTATGCGTCCCACCAAATCCAGCAAGGGCAATAAGAATTTGCTGCAGCGTGGATTTACCTGTACCGCCCGGACCAATTAAGTGAAGAAATTTTTCTCCTGTGACATAACCTGTTACCAACGCACGTAGAAATGCTTGGATAATAACTACCTTTTCTGTTCCGACAGCATGTTCTAGCCAAGTAATAAACTTAGGGCACATAGCTTTTTTGTCGTAGTCATAACCTAGCTTTGTTCGTAAGAACAAATCCTTATGGTTACCAGCGTTAAATTGTTGTGTGTCCGGATCTAGAATACCGTTCTTAAATGGTATAAAACGGCGACCTTTGTTCCATATGGATGTACGTCCACCATCAATCGAACGTAACATTTTAGCTTTTAGTATTTGATAAACGGAAGCCACGGTAGCTGAGTTGTATTTCGGTAGAACACCAGCTACAACAAAAGTGTCTAGGGTTTTTACAATCCTACGTTTAATGTGCTGATCGTCTTGGAGATACCAAATACCTTGGTCGTCGTCGTAAGTAAAGAACTCGTCTAAGGTCGAGTCGAATAAAAAGCGATCACCATAGTTGTTAACAATAACATCGGCAATGTCGTTCTCCGAAAACTGCCTGTTGTTTTGTTGCAAGTTTATTAGCTGGGCCGGTGTTGCTGGTGTGGTAGCCATTGAATCGATTGAGTGTGAAGGTGTTGATGTTGATGTTGTTTGGAAAGAATCTTCCGAAAAAATGTCAAAAGCCAATATTGAATTTACTGGTTTTGCTTTTTTGCTTTTGATGTCTGATTTAACTTGATCTGGGCACAAGGTCTCAAAGAGATTCTTATAGTGAGACTTTAACTTTTTCCACGGGGATAATTCTCCGTTCTCTACAGCTAGCGAAATAGCTGGCTTCAAAGAAGAAGCATCAGTGATGCTGTTTAAGATCCGGTTAAATTTGCCATCAAGCTCAGGTGCGTAGTCATACAGAGCATAGAACGCACGGTGTGCTATGTCAAGTGGTTTTTCTCGTGTTGGGACTTGCGAGTCTCGTAACCAGTTGCTCCACCCTATGATTTCTTTGAGAACCATAGCCATGGCAAACGATCTGTCCTCGACTTGATTGCCTTCGAGTATCTCCTTAACCGAGTTACTAACCAGTTTGCTGATCTCTACCCCTTCGTCGGCATATTCAACATTTAACGCTTCTAATGGATCTGATTCTGTAGATTCTTCTTTAGGGATTCGTGTGTAAGCAATATAAGCTTCGTCAATTTTTACCGCTGGTATGAATTTTTCTGTAACACATATAAGATCTTCTCCTTGTTTTGAACCGTAAAAAAGATTTACCGTTAATGTCGCTCTACGATCTGAGCCCGGAATCTGTTGGGAAATCTGCCTTGTAAACCATTGAAAAAAATCTGGGTCTAATATCGGTTTTTCTAAACCAAATACCAATCTAAATCGAGGCCAATCTACCGTGGAGCTAGGCGAGTAATAAGCGGATGATAGATAGTTTTTACAAAGATCTAATTCGAGTGCTTGATCAGGAGTTAACTCTTGCTTCTGTATTTTTTCACCTTCTTCTGTTTTTCCGTCTAGTTGATTATCTATATCAATAATAATCAAGCCTGCTTGAATACATCCAGTCTTATCCTTAATGCGCTTGCCATCTACTAAATGCCACGCACAAAGACCTTCGCCTTCTTTTACTTGTTCTGATATAAAAGTAATGCTTTCGGTAACAGGGATCCAATTCTCATTGAATGACTTAAAATTACCACCTGCACTTATTTTCCCTGTTTTAGGGTTTACATATTTTTTAACTTCAGAATTTAACGAACAGACAAATTGCATGGGCTAGCTCCGTCTTACTATTTTGGCACGATGTCCCGTATTAGACCACGGTTAGACTCGAAAGCTCGGGTTAAACTTTCGAGTAAAATTTCTTTAAAACTTCCATCCACTGTTTCTTGTCTATATCTAATTCGTTAGCACCAAAAGTAAAAATTTGAACTGAATACTCGGGAACAGGAGTAGACACAATTATTCGAGTTTTGTCGATTTTAACTCCTAGACAATGCTCTGCAGCAATAGAGTATGCAGCTAGCTGTAACTTTGTCTTTTTTAATTTAAAAACACCACTAACTAAAGCCTTACGAGTTTTCTCGTCTAAGTCCATAGTGGGTTTTGGAAATCTATAACTATAAGGACCTGCGGAAGTTTTAAAGTCTGCGAGTATACATTCCCCGTTTTGATCTTTATAAATTATGTCGGGACAACCGGCATAACCATGGCCTGTAGTATTGTCGTAATAATGAATTCTGCCAATACCGTCGTCCCCCACATACTTTGACCACTGTGGCTGATTATATGGCTTTTCAGACCACAGCACCTTACTGTTTTCTAAAAGCTCATCTAATTTTTCTGGAAGATCTTGCCAAAAAGGAAGTAAATCCTGAGGCGGTTTGACAATTAGACCTCGGATATAGTTTTCGACTGCACCGTGTACCCACGAACCTCTTGCCGCCGCTGCATCTGCTACACCCGGATTTAATACATTCCAGTGAGCTAATTTCCGTTGAGTATCTTCCGTTTGTGTAGCGGATAAGACACTAGTTACTGAAGGTAGTGGTCTATGTACTCCATCACAAACGTAATGACGTAAACCATCAATTGTTAAACGAGTTTGGGACACAAGTTTGTGTCGAATTACCTAAACTCTAGCGTATCCTAATTAAAACGCATTAACAGGACACCTGTTCGCATTAAAATCCTGTGGATCATCACCTTCATCTTCGTCCTCTTCATCTTCCTCGTCTTCGTCTACACCATTAATAAAAAATTCTGATTTTTGATAATCAAATTCTTTAGACCGGGTATTTAAATCTTCGTTTAAACAGATACCCGCCATAAAACTTTCTACGACAATATCACCACACTCTTCTGCTGATCTGACGCTACCGTCTGGACCAACGCACTCTTGCAAAAGTTGGTTCGAAACGGTTAGCGCACAGAGCTTATCTAGTTTTTCGTTTAGCTTTGTCAGGTTGTCTACAACAGCCTTTTGAAAAAGCTCGAATTTTCTGCTACGTGATGTCATGTTGGAAGTTCCGGAAGGGCTCCGATGTTTTCCCAATTTACTGCGTAACTGATCATCGTGCCATCCATCCACTTGTCCGGTTTTTGGAAAACAAACCAACAAGCTGTTACAGAGTCTTTAGTCGAACCTACAGCTCGAAATTTTGGCCGTGGCGACAAAACAACCATGTTCGATAATTTATTCTTTAGAAGGAATGTTCTTCGTTTAAACACCGGTTCTAAGAAAGATAACCTATCTAAAAGAGCAATGCCATTAGTCGCTATTGACATTCCGTATTCCATTATGTATTCACTGTAGTCTTTTAAACCCATGGTTGAGCAGACGACCCAATCGTATTTTTTTTCTCGCATGGACACCCACCAGATAGGGTCTAATAAGTTATTCGGGTCTTCATTTGTTGTGACTGTATATTTATGTTTTTGAAGTTGTGTGCTTAAAACGTGTTGCGGATCGTAAGGAACTAAGATGTTTCCCGATATAAACGTGTGCTTAATCAGCGTATGGGTCACCCCATCTGGAACTACATAAAAGTCGGTCATGAGGATCATGTGGAGATTCATAGTGTACTGACAGGAAGGTTGCCTGTCTACTGAAGAGTGGGTATAGTCGTCATATTCCATGTTTATTAAATGTTAAATCTTGAGTGGCTCGATACAGAACAGAATTTTTTACACCAGCGAGTTCTCATGGACGCTAGGAAGCTGAATAAAGAACAACTTATAGAGGTTTTTGAAATGGTACATAGACAGCATTTGTTACATAAACGTTTATTCTCGGCTTTGTCTTCTTGGTGTGTTCGCTCTGGCGTAATGCTTCCTCCGTTAACGGAACTTTTAACTCCACGTGAAGTTGACCATCCGTTAAAACGAAACTCTACTAAATGTTCTTCCAGCTCAAGCGATGAATAATTCTATATATTTGAGTTTTGCTCATACCGTATTTGATGCTCAATTCTTTTTGAGTCTTGCCTTCTCTATATAATCTTCTCATATCTCTAACATTGGTATCTGTCAATATTGCCCCTGGGTTACATGAACCTTGTCTGTTTCTGTTTTCTTTTTTATAAGGGTTTATTAATTTATGACCATCTTTTATTAACAGAATCTCTTCTGTTGAAAATTTCAAGCCGCACGTGGGGCAGATGCGACGCCTTGTTTTTCCGTTTTTTTTCTGACGGACATTCAAGACGTTAGTAACAATACTGGTGCAGTCTGGGTTCGGGCAAAACATTGTAAAAATTTAAAATAAAAAGCGCCGGGAGTACCGACGCTCGATTGGCTTCACTTGTTTACTGTACTCTAAAAGTCAACTCCTAGAGCTTTGGCCTGTTCTTCTGTAAGCTCAACAGCTTTTTTTCGTTTCGGCTGCGGGGGTTCGGGTTTAACTACGATTACATCCTCTGCTGCTCGAGCAGCAACAGGAGCAAACATACGAGCCATTCCTGTTCCCTCTAAAGCTTGCGGCCTTGCAGCGGCAAACTGAGCTTTAATTTCAGAATGATCTGAGCCAAGGGGCAGCTCTACCAAGTCCGAACCAGGGATGTGAGATTTCAAGCAATGCACTACAGATTCAGTTCCCGTCGAATCGAGCCACGCGATAACGTCCTCGACCAATTTTTCTTCAAGCTCATTTTGAGCCGGACGGTCTTTAAACTCCAAGGCATTAAAATTAATCTTGGCACCGTCTGCTCCCGTTACAGGATCCCGTTCGTTAAAAGAACGAGTCACAAACTTACTAGACGTGATAACTGAAGCGCAGTTAATCCTGTTGTTGTACAGGGTTTGAAAATAAGAGATAAAATTCTTTTGACTGGACTTACCTGAGATCATCGCGGTAGTTACACAGCGTGGCGGTAAAAGCCGGTGCTTCGGAGTTACACCGATAAAAGCAATACGCATGAACTCTTCTTGGTTCCGCATTCCAAGATTTCCAAAATAAGGGGTAAACCCTAAAAGGATAAATTCAATTGGAATGCCGTTATCGTTTGCATCGATAATTGCAGAGTCAGAGTCTACATCAGATTTCCAACGGCGAGCTTGAAGGTCAATTCGTAGTGTGTGGGGAGGAACGTTGGCGAGAATTTCGTCTTCGGAAAATTTACCGGCAATAAAAACCATGATTAAATACCTGAATTAAAGGGAAAAATCGATTGAACCAATAGCCGCCGCAGCAATTTTACCTTTTTCAGGATCCACTGCTTTTTTAGGGGCGGACTTCGATGACTTGGGAAGATAAAGAATCTTATCCAAGGTGTAATTTAAGTAATTTTTATCATCTTTTTCGCTAGTAGAGACTTTACCGACCGCAATAGTCGGTGTACCTGGTGCTAAATCTGATAGTTGTTTTGATAATTCAGCCCATGCTGTCAATTTAAACCAACACGTTTCGGCGTTATCCGCTTGCCAAGCAAGGGAACGATTCGTGACGGTGGTGTCTGAGAGCTCAACCTCATCGGCTTTTGGACCCAGACCACCCGCAGCAATAAACAAGTTGATTGCCAGCAGATCATCGAAGTTATCTTTTGAGATAACCAGCATCGGTTGCATTTGAAGCACACCGTCAACCGTGGCTCGTGTAGGACCAATAGCTAAAACGGAATCGTTTTTGCTTAGTTGTTGAAGTAGTTTACCTACATAGTGGTTCTTGTCCTGAATTAATTGGACCTTTGTTGAAACTCTTTTGTCGTTTGACGGGAGAGCATCAGCTAAGACGTTAATAACGTTTTCGTTATCCTGCGCGGTGTCTGTTATTTTCAGACCCAACAGAAAAATGTTCATTCTTGAGTTTCCGATAGATGGTTGAACGGTGTACCTTTAGAGCCTTAGCTGCTTGGCTTACGCCAGCGCCTTGACCCATAAAGGCTAGGAGCATTTGCACGTCACCGCCAGTTAATTTTGAATTTTTTCCGAATCGATACGAAAAGTGATACGGGTTGATACAGGATTTACAAATACAGCTAGGACGGGCGATTATTCCTTCGCGTGGGATATCTAAATATCTTAATATCAAAGTCCGAACATAATATCTTTGATTAAATACGTATAAACAAGGTACGTTGTTACTAAACGAGTGTTCCCAAGGTTCACATATTTTTGGGTTGTATAAGCTAAATGCTAATTTTTTAAATAAAGTGCATAATTTTGTAGCTTCGTTTTCTTGATAATGTAAGGTATATGAAGTTGCATTTAAAGCTCTACAAATATCTTCAGCTTGAGCCGCAGCGTGGGCTGCCGTACTAGCTTGAACTTGTAAATCTAACTCTTTGCTATTTTTTGAAACATGTAGCTTATATACTTTATTTTTAGTCATTATAAAGACTATGGAGTTGTCCTGCTAATCTAAATTTGTCTGCTATATCATCACCTAAAGGAACATTATTTTTTTCTAAGAAATCTTTAATTTCATCATCAGAAAAAGGTTGAGATTTTGCGTAGTCGTAATCTTTTGTTCCGAAGATTACATCAGAGTTTCCAAATCTAGTAGATATATCCATGCCGCGAATGTTGGCCTGTATTGGAGATTTCGGCATTACTAAAGGCTTGTAGTTATAAACTTGTTTAGGTAAATTATATCTTGCACTTATTTCTTCACCAAGTTTAGTTTTGTTTGCTACCAAATAGTTTTTTATTTCATCGTCGCTGTAACCTAATTTTATATTTTCATCGTAGTCTGTAGCGCCAAATATATCTGTCGAGTTACCATATTCTGCTGAAATTTGTTTTCGCGGAGCAGGAGGGTCAGGAGTGACAGGAGGGGCAGTATAGTTATAGTTTTGAGTCTGTAACCCAAATTTTTGACCTATATCCTCGCCTAGTTTAGTTTTATTAATTTGTAAATAAGCTTTTATGTCATCATCAGTATTGCCAGCTTGGCTTGCTGCTTGATAATCAACAGTGCCGAATATATCCGGGGAGTTACCGTATGCTGTGGAAAGAAAAGATTTCTTTGTAGGTGCGTAAAATGCTGTTCCTTCTAATTTAAAATTAGGATCGCCAGCTAATCTATTTATCTCAGTAGTATTCCCTGAATAAAAATGCTTTCCTCTTGAACTTAGAAAACGTTTAATTTCAGTAGCATCTTCTCTTGGTGCCGTGTACGCTTCCCCTATAATTTCTTCAAAGTTATATCCGGCTGCTACTGCAGCATCTTTTTCTTCATTACTCGTAGTGTAAAAATGATTTCCTAAAATTGGACTAAATAACCTGTATACGTCTGCAGCACCTTTTGCTAAATTTTGATCTTTATAAAGACTAAAAGCTTCACCTTCGCTTGCATATCCTGCTAAACCTTCTTTACTAGGATCGTTCGTGTAAAGATGTTTAGCTGCTGCCTCGTCGTAATATCTTTGAATTGAAGATAACTCAGGCGCTTTTAACGATACAGAGGGAGATGTAGTTGTAGTTGTAGGTGTAGTTGTAGTTGTCGGTTCTGGAACTTTAAATGTATCTTCTGGCTCTTTGCCTGGAGGTTCAGTTAAAGGAGGGTTAGTTAAAGGAGGGTTATTTCTTCCGCCATCATCACCTCCGCCATCATCACCTCCAGAAGAAGGAGTTTCTGCTTTAAAATCCGGTGCGGAAGGGTAGGTTATAGAAGGGGAAGTGCCAGGTGGCGGTGTAAGTGTAGGTGTAGTAGGTGTAGTAGGTGTTCCCCCTGTAGTAGGCAAGAACTCTGTAGGCAAAGGAGCGACCTTATCAGGTCTTGCATATCTTATAACACCTCCTTTTTGATTCTCTGGTTTGTTATAGTTAAGTCTGCCATCTTGTACATTCAATCTATCGCCTGCATATTGAGGTTTAAGATATTGATCAAAAAAGTCTTGCCCTAAAGAGTCTAAGAACTCTTTAGTCGAGGCATCTACATCTGTTTCTGGAAAAGGAGTTGTATTGGTTGTATTTGTTAGAGAATTTTCTTCTGTTGACGGTGTAGGCCCGTCACCAGCTATACGAACTGGTTCTGGGTCTTCTCGTTCTGTTATACCGAGAGCTTTTTTTTCTTCCAGCGTGGACAAATCTAAATAGTTTCCTGGGAACATTGTACCCCCAGCCGAAAATGGCTTACCTGGTTCTAATTGTTTTCCACCAAAAAAATAAGCCATGAGAGAGATACTTGAAGAAGGTTAACAGTTAGCTGATTGTCCGAGAGACAGAAGTAGCGTCTGTCTTAGGTTGTTCTTTTTTCACTTTTAAAGCCGGTTTATATATATTTTTTAAGTCAGGGAAGTAACGAGTTAGATTAGAGGGGTTTTCCTCTTCTTGCTCTACGGCCTGACTAAAAGTATCTCCTGCAAAGCGCATGGTTTTTTTAGTTCTGTTCTATGTTAGCAAGTTTACAAGCTAATTCTTCGGGCCATAAATCTGTGTAGTTTGTGTCCTTTGCGAACTACTATATCTAGAGTTTTTGCGCGGAGAGAAGCTTCTTCATAAGTAGGGAACCATTCTGCTTCGTCTCGTTCGGCACAGTAACTAACGACCTTGTTGCCTTGTAAAAATGAACGCAGATAATCCCCATCAAGGTTTTGGATAACCCACGCCTCTCGAAGTGTTAACTCAGGTTTTGCAGCCATTTCAACCTGCGTTGAAAATAAAGATTTCTCTGCAAGTTTAGTCATTTTGCGGCCCATGAACTTCCTACAGAAGCGTCAGCAGAAGAAGGAACTGATTTTAAAACTGTTTCAGCCGATTTAATCATGGTTGTCT